TACATTTTTTTGGAAAACCATCTAGTTTTAAATGTCAAGAAAACAATTAAAAAAAGATTTCTTGAAATCATTAACACATGTGTTTAAATTGGTTCTCACCCAAAAATTGTAAATCAGGAGAAATTATGGATAATCAAGAAGTATTAAAAGCTATAGCTGTCCTCGCAGATAAGGTGAGCCGCTACCACGAAAGACTACTAGCCGTTGAAAGAGATCACACTAGACATGTACAAGGATGTACTTGTCAAAAAGAAGTAGCTACTGGTAAAGATTATCCAAAAGAAGGAGATATATATGACACTCTTACTGTAGATCCTGCACCAAGTTATGTTAGTGGTGGAAGACCTTTAGATACTGAAGAGAAAGCTTTTGTAGAACAGAATATGAAAAACTATTTAAGGGCTTCTAAGAATTAGATATTAACATCGCCACCCATTTCAGGTAACTCAATGACTTTAATCATTACGTTTTCTTCAATGTGTTCGTCTTTAGTATCTGTGTTAGGATCAGCAACATCTTGTTGAGCTTCTTCTTTAGAGTTATACTCTTTACCTGTTAATTTATGTTTAACCTCGGTGTGAACCTCTGGTTGTATAATAGGTACATCTTTTCCGTGAACTTTTTGGTAGCCTATAATCTTTGATTCTTGTACTTTTTTCATTATGATATCTCCATTAAACTAATTAATATTTTTACACCAACTCCTGTTATTTTGATAGAGTCTTGTTGCTCCAAAACAATAGGTTGAGTTAGTAGTTCTAATTCTTCACTGTCCCCTACACTATTATTAATTAAATTAATATCAATGCTAGCACTATAATCTGTTACCGAAACAATAGTAGTAACGGCTCCTCCTGTAGCATTAGATAAACGAATACTTTTAACTAAAGCTGTAGTAGGTGGTATAGGTGGTTCTGTTGTAAGCGTAGCAGTGGGAACTACATACACTACACTCGCAGCACCTCCACCAGTACCTGAAAAACTTAAAAATGAATCAGCCAAGGAACCATGTCCTCGCTGTATCTTCGTCTTTTAAATCTTGTTGAAAACCAAAATTTAATTGTTGAACAATTTGCTCTAATAAACGAGTTAAAATATCTAGTGTTTGCGGACTATATTGTGGTGTTGCTTGGGGAAATCTTGTTGTTGTTATCTTCGCCATTAATATCCTCTTGAATTGTTTCCATAGTATACACTAGAAACGCCTCCTTGAACAGGTGCAGGTGCAGGAACATCTGTATTAGCCATACCTCCTAATCCTTGTTCTAACTTTTCTAAACGAGAAGTTATGTCTGTAAACTGACTATCAAATCCTCCAATTTTAGTATCATATCCAGAAAATTTATCATCATAATTTGTTGGGTTTGTTATTGAACCTATACCAGTATCAGGCAAAGGCATAGGCCTAATAGGCATGCGAGGGCCACTTATATCAGGCATTATAGATCTAACAGGGGGACGCAACTCTCCACCAGGTCTTTCTACAATCCCTGGATTTCCTAGTCCATTTTTTATCATACCACTATCTAATTCAGATAATAAATCACCCTTACCTTGAGATTCTAAAAATTTTCGTAGCGCACCTATATAGGTACCAGACCCCGTAAGATTTTTTCCTTTATAAGTGTATGGCCTTGCATCTGCTGTTTGTATACCTGGTGGTTTAAAACCAATTAAATCCTCATCTTGTTCATAATTTGGATTACCTTCATACTTACCCATATCTAATGGATTATAATGTTTATTTATAAGACCAGGCAAAGGACTAATACTTCCTATTCCTGTGTTAATGTTGCCACTATTATTAGGATATGCTGTGCCACTAGCCATTATCTACCTCCATCTGGTTGAACATCTAATCGTAGTGTACCATATCGCCAGTTATCCCCTACTTGATCTGATTCAATACGCACATTAGCTTGTCTTCCTCTGCCACGCAAATCAAATTTATCTGTTGTTGATGTAACTGTCCTTGTTATAGTGACAGGAGTTGTTGAATTAGGGTATGTTTTAAATCTCATTTTTATATCTACTGAACCTACCATTGTGCCAAAATCTGGAATACCTCTACCTATATGTAGGAAAGGTTGACCGTCTGCAATATCAAAATCACCTGATTCTATAAAAGCATCTATGGCTGATATTACATCATCAAACCCTGTTTCTTGTTGATAGATAGTAGATGAGCCTGCTGTTACACCAAGTACAGGTGGCGATGTTCCGAGAGCCGTGATTGAATATCCACTAGCATAGGGCTTTTGATATACACCGTAATCAATCCATGTTGTCCTAGCTAAACTGCCCGTTGACCAACAATCTTCTAGATAATTATAGGTAACATATCTGTCTATTTGTGTTGAACTATTAGACACATAGAACCAAGTAACTTCATTAAATTCTGAATTAACCGCTGCATATGTCTCTGGTCTATTAGTAATACTAAAATCATTAAAGACATAATCTTGAACACTGCAAGGCATTTTAGAAATAGCGCCATCAAATCTAAAAAAAGAATTTTGTGACATCCAAAAGGCTGTACCATTTACATCAACAGCACAGTGCTGTGATACGGCACCACAGTTAGCGCCAATTTGTGTTAAGTTAAAGACGAAAGGTGCACCAACAAATTGTAGTGCATTTAAAGATGTATCTGTCCATACCAATACAGCATTACGAGAACGCACGGCTGAAACAATCTCTGATCCATCTTGAATACGAAAAGAACCTGCTGTGTTCACAGCCGTTGGATTCCAGGCTGTGGTTGTTTCTTGTGAAGAGAAACGTAAGAATAAAGGATCGGCTGTTGTTGTGTCGCCTATAAGAGTCTCTGTTCCAAATAAAAATATATGTCTCTCAGGCATTGATACTAAATTAAACCGTGATTTAGTTGGCGTCGTTGTAAGAGCCACGGCTCTTGTTCCTGTACCAACCGAAGTATCCCATTTGTATGTCCTACCTTGTGTAACGGTTGCAATTAAATCTTCACCGAAAGTATCAAATGACCATCCTCTACCAGCAATTGTAACTGTAGAAGTAGATCTTGGTGTATTCCATGTACTATTATTCCACGGTCCTGTACCCCAACCATAACCATATTGTGATACGGCTGTTCCAATACTTAATTGATAGGTTGCTGTTACTGTTCCGCCACCTGTTGCCGAAGCATTGGCCGTGGATCCTGTGTATGTAACGGTGTACTGACTTGTACTAATAATAGCCGTAATCTCAAATTCTTTGTTCATATCAAGACCAGCTACTGCTGTTGCACCACTAAATGTTACAAAGTCACCTTGTATAGCTCCATGTGAAGCATCATTAACAGTAATAATTGAACTTCCACTTGTTGTAACAAAAGGATTTGTTAGTCCTGCTTGTGTTGATTGAATAGGGGTAATGTCATATAACGCACCCTCTGTGTAAATATATAATTTTCTGTCTGTTCCGAGAGCCGTGTATCGTACACCATTAAGATCTGTCCACGCTTTCATATCTCTTACAACACCAATAAGTTTATCAGCGAGTAACTCTACCCATCCTCCTATTTTTTCAGGAAGACCATATCTAAATCGTACAAAGTCAGAGTCTGTCCAACGTCCTGCAGCACCGTATTCGGTATCTTGTTTATCAATGCCAGGGGCAAATCCTATCTTAGTAAGAGGCATTAGCTTATCCTCAAGAATCTATAAACTATTTGACCTACTCCACCAGCAGCACCGTTAGTTCCTGTGTAATTTCCACCTGTACCTGTAATATCTCTATGAGCTCCTGCGCCACCACCAGAACCTAGTGTTCCTGCTGTTGCATTATTAAACCCTGTACCACTACCACTATCTCCTAGACCACCTGCTACATTACCATCGTACGAAGCAGCACCATTGGCACCGTAAATTACACATTGATCTCCGCTACAATTTCCATTGGTTGCCCCAACAACACCTACACCAGAACTATTAAAAGTTCCGACAACACCACTATTAAATGTGGTTATATTAAGACCATCTACAGTTGTTCCTGAAGATAAAGAAGTCCCTGCTGTAGTAAGAGCTCCTGCTGTTCCTGGAGTAGCTGTTAATAATCCTCCACCTGCTGTGGAGTTACTAGATCCTCCACCAGAACCTAAATTAAATAATGTCCCTGCACTAGCCCCCGTTAAAGAAGTGTTTCCTCCAGAAGCAGCTGATGTGTTATAACCAGGAGAAAGGTTTCCTGGAGCTCCCCCACCTCCAACATCTGCTGTCAATTGTTCTCCTGCTGTTACTGTGTAAACTCTATCAGATATGTAGGCTCCAGACCCGCCTGATCCACCTGAACTTTCACCGCCTGCTTTATCATAACCAGCTCCCATAGTTCCACCTCCGCCACCACCTACAGCTTGTTGTACGTGAATAGCATTAGCATTAGAGGGAACAGCTATTATTTCGTCCAAACTTATTGTAA